GAGATATAATCAAATGGCGGTAGACCAAGATTATTTTATTCCTGTTCGTGACCCGTCACAAACAAATCCAATTGAAACATTACCCGGAGCACAAAACTTAGGTGAGATTGCGGATATTGAATACATTCAAAAGAAATTATTGGCGGCATTACGTATACCTAAAGCTTTCTTAGGATTTGAAGAAGTTGTGGGTGAGGGTAAGACTTTAGCGTTAATGGATATTCGTTTTGCAAGAACAATCAACAGAATACAAAAATCATTAATCCAAGAGTTAAATAAAATTGCATTAGTTCATTTATATCTTTTAGGTTTAGAAGATGAATTAAATAATTTTGAATTATCATTAACTAATCCTTCTGCTCAGTCAGATTTATTACGTATTGAGACTTGGAAAGAAAAAGTAACATTATATAAAGATGCAACTTCAGACCAATCACAAGTTGGTATTTTACCAGTATCACATACATGGGCTAAGAAAAATATATTAGGATTCAGTGATTCTGAAGTTATTTTAGATTTACAACAACAACGTCTTGAACGTGCGATGGGGTTTGAATTAACTAATACTCAAAATATTATTAAACGTTCAGGTATTTTTGATGATGTTGATGCGAAATATGGTATACCTGAAGAAGAAAGAGAAAAAGCAATGGAAGCAGGTTCAGGTGATGGGTCTATGGGTGGAGACATGGGAGGTGCGCCACCTCCACCATCAGGTGATTCGGGAGGAGGAGAGGCTCCATTATCAGAATCAAGAAAATCAAAAATATTAGGTATGTTGGGAGAAGAAAAGGAAGATTTCAACTCTTTATTTGATATGAAAAGAGCACAACAGAATATTTATGAAATAGAAACTAAATTGAACGATATTTTAAACGATTAAAAATGAACAAATTCGGAACGATAAAATCAAAAATGTTAACTAAGATAACTGAATCTTATTCTAAACAAAATAAGAATGAGGTTAAAGATATGTTAAACACAATTAAAGAAAACAAAGCATTTAAAGAAATGTATTTGTTTTATGAAGAAATTGAGAACAAATACTTTGACGACAAAGAGATTGCAAAATTATATGTTGAGGGATTAAATACATATTTTAGTCAACCAATCGGTAATTGGAATGATTTAAATGTATTTTGTGAATCTTTACATGATAAATTAGGTGATATTGAAATTGAAACTAACGAATTATATGAGTCTTTAGATATATTATCTGAAAAAGATTCATTATCAAATATTGAAAAGAAGGTTATTGCAAAAAAGAAATTAGTAGAACATTTAACAACTAAGAAAAAAATAACAGAATCAAAAGATACGACTTTAGTACCTAATGAAACATTATTAAATGCCGTTTTAACAAATAATTTTAACGTATTATACTCTAATACATTATCAGAATCTGAAAAAGAGGAATTGAAAAATATTTTATCTATTTCTTACAATGATTTAATTACCAAAAGTAATGAGTTACACGAATCCATTTTAGAAAAAGTTTCAACACTTATAACTGAATCGAAAGATATTGATTTAACCGATAGACTAAAGGCGGTAAGGGATGAGGTATCTCAAATGTCTCCGTCGAGATATAATTATTACAGATTAACAGAATTAAAAAATGGTCTTAATTAAGACCATTTTTTATTTGTTGAACATAGACAGCTTTTAAAACTTCTTTTCTTCTTCTAACTGAGGGTTTAACAAACTCTTGTCTTTCCCTTAATTTTTGAATTTGCTTAGTCTTTTGAACTTTTTGTTTATAAGTCCTCAATGCACTTTCTATGTTTTTTTCTTTTGAAACGTTAATTATTATCATAAAATATAAGTATATCATAAATATATTAAAAATTTTTGGTTTTGTGATTATTTTATGTTATTTTTTAATAACACCATAAAATAAAATAATATGAAAATTAATGAAGACAGGAAAATATATTCCTTTAGGGGAATATAATGATGTGAAAATTGGTTATGGAACTGTAGATTTTAAAAATTTAAAAACAATTTACCTTAAACTTAACTCTTGGTTGCAACCAGAAAATGAAACTGATGATTTTGACCACGTGATACATAGGTCAAGAAGAAAAATAAAAGAAATTGTATATAATTTAAAAACACCTTATTTTAAAGAACAATCTATTGTTGATTTAGATATTAGAACAAAAGGGATTAAGTTAGAAAAAAGGTCATTTATGAATTTAGAGGTCACATTGTATGTTGATAAACAATTTGACGTTAAATCAAAAGAACTGAGAAATACAATAAAAAGATTGATTGAGGACGTTGTTGATTTGGGATTACATGAGAAAAAACTCTTCAATTTTTATAAAACCAAAAAATAATACGGATTCTAATGTATTTATAGAGATATTAATCTATAAATGAAAATATTAGGACCAAACGAAACGGGGAAAGGTATATTGGTAGAATATGACGCTGGTCATGTTTCCCCCGAAGAAAATAAACAAATTTTAAAGGAGGCAAAGGATATGGACTTTTCACAAGACCTTATCCTTTATGCCGTTTTGCAAAAATACGATACCCCTAATAAGAACGGAAGGATTTATCCTGAATCGTTACTTAAAAGGGAAAATGAAAAGTATCAATCATTAATTAAGAAGGGAGGAGCTTTAAATGAATTAAACCACCCTTCATCTTCACTTATCGATTTAGATAGAGTCTCACATTCAATTCTCGAAACATGGTGGGATGGTAAAATCCTAATGGGTAAAATTAAACTATTCACTTCTCCAGGTTGGAGAAAAATGGGTATAGTTTCAACCAAAGGAGACCAAGCAGCAATGTTATTAATGAATGGTGCAACTTTAGGTATCTCATCTAGAGGTGTAGGTTCATTAAAAAGCGTTAGAGGTCAAAACATGGTACAAGACGACTTTGAATTAGTTTGTTTTGACTTAGTATCATCCCCATCTACACCTGGAGCATACATTTTTTCGGACCCATCTGAAAGAGATCAATACCAAGAAGGAGTTGAAGAAAAACCGGCATTAGACGATAGAATGAAAAAATTGATGGGTGGATTAGATAAATTTTTATCCAAATAATTGATTTTATAGGGTTCGGAATATTAAAAACTAAATTTTTATCAAAAACTAAGTATTTATATTAAAATAAAACAGCACAAATGAGCGAAAAATCTATTTTAGAACAAGCGTTACTTCAAGTGCAAAATCTTGAAGAAGCCGTAAAGCAAAATGCAAAGGGTATACTTGCTTCAACTATGAAGGAAGAACTAAATCAATTGCTTAAAGAATCAGAAATGGAAGAAGAGGAAGAAACATCAGATGATGTTATTTCTAAAAGTGAGGAACCAAATGATATGTCAGAACAACCTGATGATGAGGCAGATGATGCCGAATCAGATGATGATTCTGAAAATGTTGACGACCTCGATAACGAAGACCCAAGTAAAGGCATTGATTCATTAGACTCAGAAGTTGGTGGTGAAGACTTACCAGCTATCGACGATGCAGGAGACGACTCATCTTTAGATGACCTATCTGCAGAAGACGGTATGGGAATGGACGATGATGTTATGGACATGACAGGTGCATCTGATGAAGAAGTACTTAAGATTTTCAAAGCTATGAAACCAGAAGATGGTATTGTAGTTAAGAAAGATGGAGATAACATAGAACTTGATTTGGGTGATGACGAGTACATCATCAAACTTGATGGAGACGATGATCTTGACGAAGAGTCAGCACCAATGGCTGATGACATGGCACCTGATATGGGTGGAATGGATTCTGAAGTTGATTCTGATGTCGATTCTGAAGAAGAAGAGACTATCTACGAAATCGAATTAGGTGAAGAGGAAGACGAAGACTCTAAAGAAGTAGAAGCTACTGAAGAAGAGGATGAAGATTCTAAAGAAGTTGAAGCTACTGAGGCAGCAAGAACATTTGCTAACGACGTAAGAACTCCGGCTAACCAAGGTAAAAAATACAAGGCTGGTCGTCATGAAATGAACGAAGAAGTTGAAACCTTGAAAAAGCAAAATGCTGAGTACAAGAAAGCTTTAATTCTTTTCAAAGAAAAACTTAATGAAGTTGCAGTGTTTAACGCAAACTTAGCTTACGCAACTCGTCTGTTCACAGAGCATTCAACAACAAAACAAGAGAAACTGAACATTTTAAAGAGATTTGATACAGTTTCAAGTATGAATGAGTCTAAGGGCTTATTTAATACAATAAAATCTGAATTAGGTACTAAAAAACCAGTAACTGAATCAGTGGTTGAAAAAATCTCTAATACTCCATCAACATCTTCTTCTCAAGAAGTTTTATCTGAGTCAAAAGCTTATGAAGCACCTCAGTTCAAGAGAATGAGAGATTTAATGAGTAAAATAAAATAATAAATAAAAAAAATTAAAACCAAATATTTTAAAATGGGAGCATTATTAGAATCAGGTATGGTAGGTAACATCGGTCTTAAGCACCTTCGTGTTATCAAAGAAGATACCATCAAAAAATGGGATGACTTAGGCTTTTTAGAAGGTCTTGACGGTCACCAAAAAGATAACATCGCGCAATTGTATGAAAACCAAGCGTCACACTTAATCAACGAAGCAGCAACAACTGATGCTTCTGGTTCTTTTGAGACTGTAGTTTTCCCAATTATCCGTCGTGTATTCTCTAAATTATTAGCAAACGACATCGTTTCAGTACAAGCAATGAACTTACCAATCGGTAAATTGTTCTTCTTTATCCCTAAAATCTCTGAAAGAGATGGTGGTACAGATCACAGAGCACCTTATGGTTACCCTAATGCTGGTGCAAACGGTGACTTTACAGGTAAAAATCTTTACGATCGTTTTTACGAGAATTCAGATGCAAATGACCAAGGTTTATTTGACTACTCTAAAGGTAAATTCTCAAGTGAGTCTTTAGTTATTGCTGATTTAATATCATTCGCAAACGGTACAGCTTCTGCAGCAAGTGCAGTTGCAACTGGCGAGGTTGTTTCAAATGTAATTTTGAAAATCTCTGGTTTCACTGCCGCTGGTGCTGGTAAATTAGTAGGACCTGCAGGTAACGAAATGGATACTGAAGAATTTTTAGCTTCATTAGTAGTTTCTTGTAATCAAGTTAGTGGACACACTGCAAACTATGCAGCATTACCATTCAATATCGTAACTCAAAAATACGGTAAAGGAATAGTTGAGTATGGTGCAAACGCAGCTGGTACTACTGGTTCTTACTACAATGTATGTGATGCTGAAGGTTTCATTTATGTAAGTGTTGATTTGGAAGCATATGATGCGGCTTCAGGTTTCTCTGGTTACACAGTAGCTGGTTCAACTTTAGCTAAAACTGACTTCGCAGCAACTTATCGTTTATACGAGTCATTAGAATTCGAAGAAGAAATCGGTGAAGTAACTTTTGATTTACAATCAGTAACAGTTTCTGTAACTGAAAGAAAATTAAGAGCTAGCTGGTCTCCTGAATTGGCTCAAGACGTTAGTGCATTCCACAACATCGATGCTGAAG